AACTCCAGCGGCAGGTGCCTTCGTTGCTACGCCGAAAAGAGGTATGCACGAATATGTCGTAGCAGATGACCTTAACTCGCTCTATCCCTCGGTTATTCGTAGCCTCAACATGGCAGGAGAAACCATCGTTGGTCAAGTCCGTCAGACATTAACTGACAAGTATATGGACGACAAAGGCAAGCAACTTGCTAGCCTTAAGAAGCGTTTCAAAGAAGGTGACGATGATGTTACTGGTGCTATTCTATGGGAAAACTTGTTTAGTGTATTAGAATATACAGCTATTATGAATCAAGACCGTGGTGTAATGCTTACACTAGATTACGAAGATGGTCGTAGTGAGGAATATAGTGCTGCTGAAATATGGAAGATGATCTTTGATAGCAATCGCCCATGGATGCTTTCTGCGAATGGTACAATCTTTACTTATGAGAAAGAGGGTGTAGTTCCTGGATTACTCTCACGTTGGTATAGTGATCGTAAAGTAATGCAGAAGAAACTTAAAGAATCTACTACTGACGAAGATAGAGACTACTGGGATAAACGTCAACTTGTTCGTAAGATTTTGTTGAACAGTGCATATGGTGCATTGTTAAATGAACATTGCAGATTCTATGACAAACGTATCGGACAAAGTGTTACATTAAGTGGTCGGCAGATTGTTAAACATATGATGAGCCATATCAATGAAACAATCACGGGTGTGTATGAACACGATGGCCATGCTATTGTGTATGGTGATACTGACAGTTGTTACTTTACTGCATATCCTATTCTCAATTTGCAAATAGCAAATGAAGGATTAGAGTGGAATAAAGAAACTTGTATCGGATTGTATGATAGTATTGCTGACCAAGCTAATGAATCATTCCCTGCATTCATGGAACGTGCTTTTCATGCTCCAAGAAAGAATGGAGAAATCATTAAAGCTGGTCGTGAACTGATTGGTGATCGTGCTATCTTTATCACAAAGAAACGCTATGCTATCAATATCTTTGATAAAGAGGGTAAGCGTAAGGATGTGAACGGCAAGAATGGTGATATCAAAGCAATGGGTCTTGACTTGAAACGTGCTGATACTCCAAAGTATATACAAGAATTCTTAATGGATGTACTTACTAAGGTCCTTGCTGGTGAGCAACGTGATAAAGTTATTGAAATGGTTAAAGAATTCAAAACTAAACTATCCGAACAAGATAGCTGGACAAAGGGTAGCCCAAAGAGTGTTAATAACTTAACTAAGCACACCATTGAATTTGAAAAGACTGGCAAGTGTGGTGTGGGTCATGCCCGTGCAGCAATTAACTGGAACTATCTACGCAGAGTATATGGTGACAACTATAGTCAAAAGATTATAGATGGCATGAAAATTGTTGTATGTAAACTCAAAGATAACGCATTGGGCTTTACTAGTATTGCTTATCCAGTAGATGAACTACGATTGCCTGCATGGTTCAAAGAATTGCCATTTGATGATTTATTAATGGAATCAACCTTAGTAGATGAAAAGATTGACAACTTACTTGGCGTATTGAATTGGGATATCAGAAGCAATACAGATGTTAACTCAATGTTTGATGAACTATTCACATTCGGTTAAACTGGTGTTGACTAACACAATATATTCCACTATAATACGTGATAGGAACTCCTAAATATTTTAAACAAAGGAAACAAAATGAAAGATTATTTAAAAGACTTGATTGACCATACTCTTGGTCTTGGCACTATTGAACTTATTAAGGTCACTGGTACAGATACTGTAACGGCAATCAATGCAGTAGCAGAAAACAAAAGTGTTATCATTAGTGGTACATTCAAAGACCCCATTAGTGATTTCATCGGTGTATTTGGTATGCCTAACTTGAACAAACTCAAAACAATCATTGGATTTGATGAGTATGATGAAACATCTAAAATCAATGTTGTTCGTACTCAACGTGATGGTGTAGATGTACCTTCTACTATTCACTTTGAAACAAAGACTGGTGACTTCATTAACGATTATCGTCTTATGCTTAAAAGCGTAGTTGATGAAAAAGTAAAATCTGTATCATTCAAGGGTGCTAAGTGGAATGTTGAGTTTGAGCCTACAATTGCTGGTATTCAACGTCTTAAGAAGCAAGCACAAGCAAATAGCGAAGAAGAACATTTTATATTCAAAACTGATGGTAGTGATTTGAAAGTATTTTTTGGTGATGCGTCAACGCACAGTGGTAATTTTGTGTTCAACACACCAGTAACTGGTACACTAACTGGTATACACAAGTGGACCGTTAAAGAATTCTTGGCTATCATGGATCTAGTTGGTGACAAAACAGTTAAGATTAGCGAACAAGGCGCGACTGAAATCACAGTTAATAGTGGTATCGCAACATATGTTTACTTATTGCCAGCTAATAAGAAATGATCAAGAACATCATTGGTCACGGTAAGTACATAAATGTAATTGGTGGTTCTGTTACCAATTACGTTAATAACTATACTGGGGCACAGGGTCTTGGTAATATGAGATTCAACACAGTTAATCAGGGCATAGAAGTATATGATGGTTCTAGTTGGATGCCACTACAGATGGGACACGTTAATGTAGGGTTGAATAGCCGAGCAGAGGATTTGCTTGATTGGGCAGAAAAGAAGATGACGGAAGAACTTGAATTAGAAGCATTAGCAAACAGTAATCCTACTATCAGAGATTTGCTAGATACTATCAAGCAAAAGCAGGAACAAATAAGTATTGTCAGGACCTTGATTAAGAAAGAAGAATCAGTTGAAACAAGATAATTTATCACAAAAGCATAAGCCAGAGTGGGCATTGTTCTTACCCGCAGTCAGTAGTTTCTATATTGCTGGCTTGGGTAAACAACGCAAGGGTGAGCAGTACTTTGACCAAGCACGTATCCCTGCAAGTTTCAATGGTGATGTGGAGAAACTAAACTTTCTTAATAGCAAAGAAGGTCTTTACTATTACAAGTGGGGATTGTATTCTGCTGGTCATGCTAACTTAGATACTACTAAAGATGATCCAAGTGAATCTATCATTCGTGAACGTGAAGAAGGTACATTCATGTTGGGTGACTCTGGTGGCTTTCAGATATTAAAAGGTCAATGGCCAGCTGATTGGAAGGATCCTAACTGCCCACGTGCTATGATTAAACGTAAAGCAGTATTGAAGTGGATGGACACATACATGGACTATGGTATGTGTTTAGATATCCCAAGTCAATCATTGACTACGTTTGGTATGAAGGATAAGAATGGTAATAGCCTACATGGTATCAGTACTATTGAAGAAGCAATATCTGCCACACATATTAATAACGAATACTTTATAAATAATCGCTCAGGGAAATGTAAGTTCTTAAATGTGTTGCAGGGTCGTAATCATACTCAATCTGATGATTGGTATGAGGAGATGAAGAAGTACTGTGATCCAAACATCTATCCAGACAATCATTTCAATGGTTGGGCATTTGGTGGACAGAACAAGATTGATGTTCACTTGATGTTGCGTAGATTAGTTGGTATTATCCATGATGGATTGTTATGTGAAGGTAAACATGATTTAATTCATTGTCTGGGTACAAGTATTTTAGAGTATGCTGTATTGTTTACTGATATTCAGAAAGCAATACGCAAGTATCATAACCCAAACCTTCAGATTACATTTGACTGTGCTAGTCCATTCTTTAGTGCTGCTAAAGGTCTTGCTTATTTCAATACAAGCATTCAGCATAATAAGAAGTGGGCATACAGTATGGAAAAGACTGCTGAAAAGAAGTCATATGCTACTGATACTCGCAAATATCGTGATGCTGTATTAGCTGATGGGGTACATAAGTTGTTTACTGATAGTCCAGTAACCGATACATTAGTTATGAAAGATATGTGTTATCGTGGTGTAGGGTTCTTGGGTCAGCATGGCAAAGAAACTAAAACAAGTTGGGATACACTAAGCTACACATTGATTCAAAGTCACAATGTTTGGATGCATATGAATGCGGTACAAGAGGCTAATCGTCAATATGAAACGGGTGTAGTACCTAAGATGTTGATACATAAGTTTGAGGGTGATAACTTTTTTGGTAATATTGTTGATGAAATCTTTAGTAAGAAAACCAAACAAGAATCATTAGATTTGATTGAATATCACAGTAGTTATTGGAAACAATTTCAATCAGGTAGTCAGGGTATTAGCGGTAAGAAAACGGTTAATGCTATGAGTATGTTTGAAGAATTGTTTACTGTAGAAGAAGAACCAATTGAGGAAATAGAAGATAGCGATGAAGCTATGTCATTAGTTTTGGAGTAATAATATGTATAAACAACGAATTGCTAAACTACAACAAAGGGCCATAGACCTTGACAAGGAAATCTTGAAGGCAGAAAAGGACAGTAACTTTAACAAAGACGCCCTTAAAGCTATGCGGGTAGACAGAAATGATGTATACTCGGAGATAAGAAGATATACAAAACTTCAATGGGATGAAGATCACGAACGTGTTAACTTTGAGGATGATAGATAATGGATCAAACAGAACAAGCATTGATTGAAAAACGTCAACGCATTAAAGATAAAGCATTTCGTACAATCTTTGTACGATTTCAAAAAGAAGGTATTCATAAGTACCCCGCAGCAGCAACAGACCCTAACTTGGCAACAGGTGATGAGTATGATGTTAGCTTTTTAGCAACTCCGCATCGTCACATCTTTCACTTTGAAGTGACGATTGAAGTATTTCACAACGACCGTGATATTGAGTTTATTCAATTCAAACGATGGTTAGAGAATCAATATTCTCAAGGCATTCTTGCATTGGATTACAAAAGTTGTGAAATGATTAGTGATGACCTTTATGAGGTTATCGCAACTCGGTATCCAAGTCGTAATATCAAAATCAAAGTCTCCGAAGATGATGAGAATGGTGCTACGATTTCTTATAATAGAACTCAACCTTATCGTAACCTCGCTATTTAAAGGAAATATAAAATGGCAAAACAAACTTTTCAATCAAACCCACGTGTTACTCAAATCTTTGAGGACCTAGAGAAATATCTAACATTCTGTGTGGATTTTGGTTATAAGTACAACGAATCAGAACTCTACGACCAACGTAGTTATGTCTATCGTCAGTATACTAAATTCGCAACGGGTAAAGTTGCGAGAGATCAATGGCAGGAAAACGCTCGTCCATAATGCGTAAGCTATACTACATGGGTCTTGAACCCTACAAAGCAAGATATACTCTACAGTTACAAGAGTGGAATACTACCGTGTTTGATAAAAGAGGCATCAACTATGTTGTAGTGCCCGGGGAAACATTAAGTAATGATCAAGCAATTGTAACAGGTCAAGTATTAGATGCTCATGGTCGTACATATTTTGGTATGTCACAACTTATGAACTTGATTCGTATGATGAAACAAGGAGAACTAAACAATGAAGATGTTATCTACTTTGAAGATATGTTTCAGCCCGGAATCGAAAGTCTTCCGTATATTCTTAAGCAAATCGATCCTATTCACAGGCCTCGGATTTATGTTCGCTGTCTTGCTCAGTCCATTGATCCTGATGATTTTGTACATGTATGGGGTATGCAGGATTTCATGGGCCACTATGAAAAAATGGTTGACTCATTTGTGGACGGAGTACTCGCAACTAATGAAGAAATGGTAATGCATATGAAGATTGCAGGTTGGAAGGCTCCAATCTACAATATCAGTGGGTTAGCATTTGGTAAGAGTGAAGTACAAAATCGTGTAGTAAGTATCAAGCCATTTAACGAACGCAAGAAGCGTGTTGTATTTTCAGCACGTTGGGATCAAGAGAAACAACCTGATTTCTATATGGATCTCATTGAACAATGGCACCAAGAAAAACCATATACTTATGTTGAATTTTGTGTATGTAGTGGTGGTAAACTTAAATCAAATAGTGAAAGCTATATGCAACGCACTCGTGACATGCAATCACGTGGGTTGTTGAAAATATATGAGGATTTAGAAAAGAATGATTATTACAATATTGTTAATGAATCTCGTGTTGTGTTCAATTGCGCTTTACAAGATTGGGTTTCGAATACGGTCAGCGAAGCAGATGCTCTTGGCTGCAATGTGTTGTATCCTGCATATCGTAGTTTTCCTGAAACTTTCGCTAACGATCCTGACCGTTTGTATATCCCTTGGTCTATTGATAATGCTATTGGTAAGTTGCGCCGACTACTTCAAGAGCCTCATAAAAACATGGGAAAAATAAGTGACCGAAACGATAGCACAGTTGATAGAATCTGTGATATACTTGAAGGTAAAGGTGAGTCTATGCTACGAATGGGCGTAGACTATCGTAAACATACTAGAGAAAGTAAATATTAAAATGGCAGCATGGACAATTAAAACACAACATAAAAAGAGTGCAATTGAAAAACAACATTGGTACAAAGACGGTAAAGAAATTATCCGTACTGAGGGTTATCGTTGGGGGACATTCTATTGCGAAAGTGATGAACAACCTGAAATTGATTTAGTCAATGAGGATGGTTATCGTATTGGTAGCGATGATTATGAATGGGAACTTGACAGTCTTGATGACGGATGTTATGCTGATTGGGAATTCCCTGAGGATATGAGTGAAGAAGAACAAGATAAAATCATGGATGCATGGAATGAAGAATTCTATGAAGGTCTAGAAGAATTGGGTTGGAGTTGTGATGACACTGATTACATCCTTGAAGGTCCTCTAGAGTTGTTAGATGAAGATGATAATATTGTGGGTCAAGGCGACCCGAGTTAAATATGACTGATTATCGCAAATGTTGGTGGGCTACTGAAACCGTAAAAGGTAGTCATTGTACTGTTTACACTTATGGTGATGGCAGCACAGCAATAGAATGGGATGATGAAGCATTAATGAATGACGTTAAAAACGCATTAGAAAATGTTAATAAACCTAGGACTTATCATCCTATGACATGGGATTATGAGTCAACATTAGTACAGGAAATAGTAAAATATGACCTGGATAGAAAAAATCGTATTATAAAGGAAAACGAAAAATGAACGCACACAATGATATTAAAACACAATTGGCAGCATATGAAGCTGAACATGAAAAGTTTGAAAAAGGTAATGCAGCAGCAGGAACTCGTGCCCGTAAAGCATTGGGTGAACTAGCCAAAGCAGTTAAGGCTCGCCGTAATGAGATCACCGCAGAAAAAACAGCAAGAAAAGAAGCTAAGGCTTAATCTGTGATAAATAAATATGTAAGCTACACAACGGTAGCTTACATTTCAAAACACAAACCATCACAAAGGAAGGTTATCTATGAGTTATAATAAAACAAAAACAGATCCAGAGTTGGGTCAAAAAGTACACGAACATTTGATTAAAATGGGAGTTGAAACTCCTACAGTCTATACAGGTCATATGGCACGTACAGGTAAGATTGAGTTGATTGAAAGTCACTTCAAGGGTATCATGGAAACGTTAGGTTTAGACTTGACTGATGACAGTTTAATGGATACACCAAAGCGTGTAGCTAAGATGTATGTCAACGAAATCTTTTGGGGACTTGACTATGATGCATTCCCTAAATGTACAGCAGTTGATAACAAAATGAAGTACAACGAAATGGTGTGCGAACGCAATATCAATGTACAAAGTAACTGTGAACATCACTTTGTAGTCATTGACGGTCTTGCTACTGTCGCATATGTTCCTAATCAGAAGGTGCTTGGATTGAGTAAAATCAATCGTATTGTAGAATACTTTAGCAAGCGTCCACAGATACAAGAACGATTGACTGAGCAAGTATTTCACACACTACAGTTTATCCTAGACACAGAAGATGTAGCGGTAATGATTGACGCACAACATTATTGTGTAAAAAGTCGCGGTGTAGAAGATACTGGCTCTAGCACTGTCACAAGTAAACTAGGTGGTGGATTTAAGTCTGATCCAGCAGCAAGAGCAGAATTCTATCAATTAGCTAGGAAATAATAATGGGATTTCATAAACCAATGGATTACAATAGTGTTCATCATCAAATTTATATGGCTGGTGTAGAATTACATTCTAGCCATAATGATGGATTTACTACCTGGGGAATTAAACAAGATTTACATCGTCTTAAATGGTTACTAGATGAAATCATGGCTGATGCTCCTACTTATGCTGATGAACAAGAATTCTTAGATGAGCATTCTAAAACAAAGATGTGGAGAGTATTGAAAAAATGATATTCAATAGAATTAAAGAATTAAAACTACAGGGCCTTAAGATAGGTATTGTATTCTCACAATTTGATATATTACATGCAGGACATATTGCAATGCTTAGTGAAGCCAAGAATCATTGCGATTACCTCATTGCTGGATTACAAAATAACGCACAATGGGACAGGGCTGAAAAGAATGCGCCCATTCAAAGCATTGTTGAGCGCCAAATCAGTCTAAGTGCTGTACGTTTTGTAGATGAAATTGTTGTTTACAATACAGAAAAAGATTTGGAAGACATACTGTTGACATTGCCCGTAGATGTGCGTATACTAGGGGTTGAGTACATGGAGAAAGACTTTACAGGTAGAGCAATCTGCGAGAAGCGTAAGATTGAATTAGTATTCAATAGTCGTGACCATAGTTTTAGTAGCAGCAGTTTACGCAAACGTGTAGCAGAAGCTGAAACAAAGGATAAATAATTATAACCGGCCTTATGGGCTCATCCCGGTATACAAATTCTGCGTCCTATGCTATAATTAACATAGGAGAATATCATGGCAAAGAAATATTTCAGTACAAAAACGTACAAGCAGATAGGCCCAGTAGCTTATCGTCAATGGCGCGCAGATAGTCATTGTAACTTAATTCATGGTTACGCAATGTCGTTTCATTTTGAATTTGAAGCAGATACATTAGATGCACGTAATTGGGTAACTGACTTTGGTGGACTAAAGCCACTTAAAGGCTTACTAGAAGATTGGTTCGATCATACATTACTAGTCGCACAAGATGACCCAATGCGTGAACATTTACTTGAATTAGGTAGATTGAAACTAGCAAAGATAACAGAAGTTGAAAAGACTGGTTGCGAAGGACTTGCTGATTTCTTATATGAATATGTAAACACAATCTTTCTACCAAACTGCGGTGCAGACGAAGCTAAACGTGTTTGGTGTACTAAGGTAGAGGTACGTGAGACTGATAGCAATATGGCAGGACGACAAGGACATAGAGAAGATAATGAATTTCAATGAAATTAAACAAAAATTAATTGATTGGATGATTAACTTTGTAGAGAAACCTAACCCAATGTTAAATAATTGGGCACCGTGTCCTTTTGCCAGACAGGCAAGAATTAATAATAAGATAGAAATTCAATATAGTGATATTGATACCCTTATATCCTGTGTTAACAATTCATTACCTTTGTTAGATTATAGTGAAGTAGTTGTCATTTGTTTTGATCATACTCAAATAGATGCTACTTCATTACAAGAGATAGTAAGTAATCTAAACAAAATTTTAATGGAAAACAATTATGTTATACTAGAAGATCACCCTGATGCAGTTGAATATGTTAATAAGGTGCATATGAACTTTGGTCATTGTGGTTTGTTAGTTGTACAGAAGGCAGATAAATTAGCCGAGGCTTCTACACAACTAAATACCAAAGGTTATTATGATGTTTGGAGTAAAGAGGAATTGAACTCAGTGGTGACATGGCGTTAAAATATTGTAGAATAGACTTAAGTAAAACAAACTATACTCAATTAGATAATTGGATATATTTACCTACACCAAATATTAATCAACTTAATGAAATATATACAAAATATTGTAGATATAAAAAATTTACTAGTGTAATGCCCTTATTTGAAAATCATTATAAAAATCCTATTGTAGAACTAATTGGGTATAAAGACAAAGATAGTTTAGTTGCATTTAGTTTAACAACATTATTAGATAAAGAAAACTGTGAAGGTACACAATTTGCTTGGGATTATGTAAATCCAAAATTACATTTGGGTATTGAAAGTTTAAAGAATGAATGTTCAATATACAAAGCAAGAGGATTTAAGTATTATTATTTAGGTACTGCGGATAAGTACAAAGAACAAATAGACGGTTATGAAATATTAGGAGAATTATAATGGATATATACCATATATGGGCAGATAAAGAAGGTGATATTAGTGACCTTGATTGGGTCAATAATATGAAAAAGTTTTTACAACATTTAGTAGATGAAAACAAAATGATTAGTTATCGCATCACTAGATGTAAAATGGGTTTTCGTAGTATTGCAAATATGCCAGAATGGCATATTATGATGGAATTTAATAACATGGGGCAAATGGATGAGGCGTTTAAACGTGTTGCCCCATTAGAAGGAGAACTTGAAGATAAGCATCGTAGCTTTAATCAGTTTGTATCCGGAAACATTCAACATGCACTTTTTAGAGATTGGCCAGACACATTATGACATATTCAGTTTATCAACATTGGGATCCCTTAAAGGTTTGTGTAGTGGGCAAATCTTATTCTCCTGAGTTTTACTCTTTTATAAAAAATGAGAAAGCCCGGGTAGTTATGGAGCGTATTGCCCGAGAGACCGAAGAAGATTATCAAAAATTAATTAATTTATTAGAAAGTTTTAATGTAAAAATATTAAGGCCTGAACTCACTGATAATTATTTGGATTATTTAGGAGTACTAGAACCAAATAAAATTCTGTTACCACCCATGACACCTAGAGATTACAGCATGATGGTTGGTGAAACTTTTTATTGGCAGAGAGAACGCTGGGATGCTGATTATCATACCAACGGCAGCAAGTTAAAAGAAGGAAGTAAATTAGACCTTATTTTAAGAAAAACTTGGAAAAATATATTTGATGATGTTGCACTAGCCGGTAATACTATAATAGAGACACCTCCATTCGGAGCGTATAACATTAACGCAGCATGTAACGTTAGAGTAGGTAAAGATATATATTGTAGTGCTAGGATCGACAGCAGCGACAATTCAATAATATTTACTGACACAGAACAACACTATGCAGGTTTAAAAAATTTATTCAAAGAATATAGGTTTAATGGAATACACGGAGGAGGACATGCAGACGGCGTTATGTGTGCGGTTGTTCCAGGACTTATTATAAGTTTAGATGATGAAGTATATCAAACATATGCTAAAACTTTCCCGGGTTGGGAAATTGTAAATTTACCTGGTCAAAGTTGGGAAAAAGTTAGGTCATTCTTAGACTTAAAAACAAAAAATAAAGGTAAATGGTGGGTACCAGGGGAAGAATTAAACGATGATTTCACTAACTTTGTAGAAGAATGGTTAGATCATTGGGTTGGTTATGTTGAAGAAACTGTATTTGATGTAAACATGCTAGTGATAAACAAACAAAATGTGGTTTGTAATAATTATAACGAAAAAGTGTTTGAAGCATTAGAACGGCACGGTGTCACTCCTCACATTATTAACTTTAGACATAGATACTTTTGGGATGGTGGATTACATTGTATTACTAGTGATTTAGATCGTGAAGGGGTAATGGAAGATTATTTCCCTGAAAGAGGTTAATTCAGTGTTGACTTTCTCCAAAACTTTTGTTATAATAATTAAATGTCACAACTAAAAATCTCAGAACTATTCTATAGTATACAGGGCGAGGGAAGATACATGGGCGTACCCTCAGTCTTTTTACGAACTTACGGATGTAATTTTACATGTGGTGGTTTCGGCATGCCTAAAGGACAATTAAGTGACGAACGAAATCTCATTAAAGCAGAAACTTATACAGATTATAAATCCTTACCACTCGTCAGCACTGGATGTGATAGTTATGCATCTTGGGACCCTAATTTCAAACATCTTAGTCCTATGCTCAGTACCGATACTATTGTTGACAGCATTATGTCTATGCTTACTCACAATCGTTGGATGGATGAGCACCTTGTTATTACGGGCGGTGAACCGTTATTAGGTTGGCAACGTAGTTATCCAGAACTTCTTTCACATGACAATATGCGTGGGTTACAAGAGATAACTTTTGAAACAAACGGTACTCAATCATTACAACAAGACTTAAAAATCTATTTACATCAGTGGGCTATTAATCGTTCTAAGGGTGCAATTACATTTAGCGTTAGTCCTAAACTAAGTATCAGTGGTGAGAAGTGGGAAGAAGCAATATGTCCTGAAGTCATATATGAATACAGTCAAGTAGGTCATGTATATCTTAAATTTGTTGTAGCAACTAAAGAAGATGTAGAGGAAGCACAAGAAGCAGTTAATCAATATCGTAATCATGGGTTTAGAGGTAATGTATATTTGATGCCTTGCGGTGGTGTAGAGAAACTGTATACATTGAATGCTAGAAATGTTGCTAATGAAGCAATGCGTTTAGGCTGGCGTTATAGCGATAGATTACAAGTTCCGTTATTCAAAAACGAATGGGGCACTTGATGAATTTCTTTTGGGGATTCTTACTTGGATATATAGTAGGTGTATTATACATGTGCTATCGTTCCAATATAGATGCTAGAGTGGACAGAGAATAATGCCCTCAAGTGATTGGAATATACAATCAGCCGGTGACTATCATTTCAAACGATGTGTTATGGGTAGAAAATTAAAGTTTACCCTTATCCCTAGACGATGCTATATGACAAAGCGTATAATATGGTTAGAGAGTGCATATTGTATTACCGCAGGGTACAGACACGGTCATATGGATTATTTGTACGAAAATCGTTGGTATGATAAAGATGAATATTTAGTAGCAAGATTAAAGGATTTAATATGAGATTTGAAATGCGTTGGCTCATTACAGCAGGATGGGACGGTCCTGTAAAAATATTACAATATCGTTATGAGACAGAAATCACTGATTACGGTACACAAAATCCTAGAACAGGTGGATTTCTTAAACGAGCAGGATATACAGAATGGCAAACTGTGCCTGAAATAGATGAGGTATGGAATGCGGACATATAACAAACGCATAGCATTTTTAATTAGCGACCAACACTTTATACCACATGGTGGAATAGGTCAATTTGCTAAAGGCTTTACAGAACTATGTCAACGTATCAATTGGAAAGTTGATATCATACTAGATAAAGAACCCACAAACGAATTTAGTGAGGTAGTCAAAGAACTTGGTGCTAATGTAATCTACCCAGACAAACCCTTAAAGTACACAGACCATACTGCTACATTTGCATTTAGTGATACAATCAACTTTGAAAAGATTGTTAACTTTCGTAAAAGCATCCTACACGCATTTGAAACTAACATCTATGATATGATAGTATGTAACACTCAGGAAGCAATGAGTGCTGCATATGCAATGGGACTAAGCAAGTACATCCCTGTAATGTTCTATACACACTTGCATAGTATGATATTCCGTGAAGCACAGAACTTTAGTGATGTATTCATTGAAGCATATCACAACTTTTATAACAAGCATATGGAGTTTTCCGATATCTATATAGGAACTCAAAGTCAAAAGAATATTGACGAACTAACTAAGCATGGTGCTAAGAACTGTATGTTACTACGTATGCCAATGAGTGAACGTGGATTACTTGAAGCATATGCAGGAACTAAGAAGGGTGTGTTGTTTATTGGTAGATGGGAAGAGGGTAAGAACCCAGAAGCATATATACGTGCAATGAAAGAAGCAAAACTTCCCTGCAAAGTAATGACTAATAGCAACGGTGCAAAGAAGTTTGAAAAGGCCTTTAGTGAAGCGGGTATTACTGATTATGAAATCAAAGCAGGCATTACCGGCCAAGAGAAAGTAGATTTTATACGTAGTGCAAGTGTATTCTTTATGCCTAGCTTACGTGAAAATTACCCATTTGCTTTCTTAGAATGTCTTGGTCATATGCCATGCGTAGTATTAGATACACAGGATTGGTCTGACAATTTTAATGAAGATTATTATTATAAGGTTAGTATTACACAAGCCGCAGATACTATTAAGAGATTGTATGGCACATCTCAAATACATTCAGCATTAGATTATGTACGTGAGTTAGATAATGAGGTTGCTAGGGGTTGGATAGAGTTTGTAGATAACTTTGTCCCCAGACAAAGCAATACAAATGCTGCTAAAATTAATACATACACTACAGTAAAGTATAGTGATTACATTAAAGAATTAGAACGTAATCATTTGGCACGTGAAGATTTTGAAAGCGTATTGACTAATAGGCATAAATTTTTACATGTTGTTTATACTGATGATAACACCTACTTGAGTAAAGACCCGGTATTCAAGCCAATAGAAGAAGAAACCGGAATAGATTTATTTGAGGGATTATAAATGAAAACGCTTGAATTGGAAAACGGATTAATTGTATATTTTAGTCAAGGATTAGACGGTGGTGGAAGTACACAACGTCAAGATTTTATTAAAGTGCTGGGCAAAAACAAAAAAAAATATTTTAACAGAGTATTTGAATGGTGCTCAGGTCCGGGATACATTGGTTATAATCTATTGGATCGAAAAATGTGTGAACATGTTGTTTTTTCGGACATTCATCAACTTGCAATTAATTTTGTAAATAACACAGCAGAAAGAAACAATGTTAAAGATAAGGTAACCACGTATGTGATTGGGGAAATTAAAAACATACCAATAACTGAAAAATGGGATTTAGTTTTAGGAAATCCTCCGCATTGTTTTGATATTAGGGGCGCAGACTTCAGCTATATACCCCCGACAGATTCACTTGACGATTGGGGCATTGATGATCTCAGACGACTGATAGAAGATAGAGAATATAAAATTCACATAGAATTTTTTGAAAATATAATTAAATATTTAGAACCCAATGCGGATATATACATATCAGAGATCGGAGAAGATCCTTTTATAAAAGAGTTAGCTATTAATAATGGATTAACATTTATTGAATTCAGTCCTTCCCTAGAGTTAGCTAAGACCGGTTCTGAAAATGCTGGAATATTTCATTTTAAATATATAAGGAACAGTTAATGATAGGTTTTTTTGGTGATAGTTACATTGATGCTAACAGTAAGGAAAAACCATCATGGCCAACTATGGTTTCAGATTCATTAAATAAAACAAGTGATTATTATGGTATGTCGGGAACATCACACTGGTACAGTTATGAAATATTCCTAAAAAATTATAAAAAATATAATACTATAGTTTTTAGTCACACTTCTCATAATAGATGGCCGCACTTGCCCGATGAGGAAATAGGACATCATTGGCAGATAGGATATCCCAGTTTGCATACAAGTGATTTATTAAAGAAACTCAATAATGTATACTACGACATATTCTCTGATGACTTACTAAACTTTTTGTGTGGTAATATTTTTAAGAGTATAAATGAAATTTGCAGGGACAATAACATTTATTTGATTAACATCTTTCCATTTGAAACAGAGTATGATACTACTACAGACTTTGTAAACATTTTTAATATTGATAAAATTTCTTGGAAAGAAGAAATGAAATACGATAATAAAAAGTACATAACATGTAAATGGTTGTTTAGTCAACAAAAATTAGACCCTAGATGTTGTCATCTTAACGAACGGAATAATATAATTTTTAGTAAAATCATTACTGATTTGATTTGCAATAAAGTTAAAAACCAGTCTATTGATGCATTAACTTATGATTGGGAATATTATGACCCCAATTTAGATTTAGAATTAGGAAAATAAAAATGAAAAAAGTATTAATAACAGGTTGTTCAGGTTATATTGGTAGTCATCTAGTAAAGATGCTAGCTGACGAATATGAAGTACACGGACTAGATATCAATATTCCTCAAGCAGACGGACTACGTGAATTCTATCAGCATGATATACGTAAACTAATTGATATACCAACAGAGTTTGATTGCGTGATTCATTTGGCTGCATTAGTCAATGTAGGTGAGAGCGAAAAGATGCCTATTCAATATTATATCACTAACTTGAATGGCACAATGAATGTTATCAATAAGATAAAGACAAAGAACTTTATCTTTGCTAGCACAGGTGCAGCAGAAGGATGTGAAAGCGCATATGGTATCAGTAAACGTGCAGCAGAAGATGTGGTGCGTGAGTACTATACTCAACACAAACCCACGCCATACACAACATTTAGATTCTATAACGTAATCGGTAGTGATGGGTTTGCCCCAACCAATCCAGATGGGTTGATGTACAATCTAATGAAGGCAAAAGAAAAGGGTGAGTTTACTATCTTTGGTACTGATTACGGATCAAGTGACGGTACGTGTGTCCGTGATTATGTTCATGTTAATGAGATATGTGACGCATTGCGTAGTGCTATTGAAAAGCCGAGTAATCAAATAGAATGCTTGGGTCATGGAGTTGGACATTCAGTTAGAGATATTGTTAATCTATATAAGAAGGTTAACAATGTTGAATTTCTAGTAAAACACGGTCCAAGAAGAAAGGGTGACTTAGCAGTATCTGTATTAGATAATGTGTCACCCTATATGAAAGAGTTATACTCTTT